ACCTTCTGGACCTTCTGGACCGTCTGGACCTTCTGGACCTTCTGGACCAACTTCACCTTTATCCCCCTTATCCCCTTTTAGATCTTCTAACATTAAAATTATACCTGTTAGTATATTGTCATAAGTTTTTACCAAGTTTTGTACTAGAGCTACTAATTGTTCGTCATTAGCAGCTGCTAATTCCATTCCAAAAAATGGTATAGCAACTGATAGATTATCAAGTAGGGTAGATGAAGCGTCTCGAATAGCGCCTTGTAGATCTAGTTTGGGATTTTTTAACCATCCTACTAAATCAAAATGTGTTGTTTTTTTATTTTCATATAATTGAAAATCAGACGGAATGGAATTTTTTCGATTAGGGTTGGTATTAGGTTCTTCTGGTATTTTACAAAACCCCCCTAGCTTGTTTGTATAAGCAAAATAATCTGAACCATGCTGATGTGCCAAATCTCCACATTGTTTTAATGAAATTGGAAATTTGTTCCCAGTACCTAATATTTCCCCACTCACCGAATCACCTATAAAATCATTGTGTTCATTTGATTGTATCCATGTACCACGCACGTCAGTATCTAATCGTGTTAATAAGTCTAGAATTTCATTTCTAATAAAATTTAATGCTTGTATAGTAATATTATACTGTTTTTCATCTGATGTATCTAATTGACTTGATATATTTTTCAATTCCACGCGTTGCCGTTGTAAATTTCTGATTATTTGTTCTCTTCTTGAAAGTTTGGTTTCAGGTTCTTCTCTTGGAAGTGTGGTTTTAGGTTCTGTTATTTTAACTATGGTGTCAGGTTTTATCGTTCCAAATATTATTTGATTCGATTTTACTGGCATTGAATATTCTTGAGAGTTCACTAATTGTTGGTCGACTAATTGTCGAACCGGTTTTACTTGTGTTAGAACTGCATCAGGGTCATTTTTCACTGCAATAGTTAAATATTCGACTTGTTTATTATTATTGGTATTTTTAGTTCCTTGGAAAGAGGCGGGTTTTGAACCACGATTTATAGACTTATATCCCATATATATATTGATAGATTAATTAACTTAAATCTGGAAAATCTTGTTCTGATATGCAATAAGGATTGGATATATTTTTCTTAATATTATTATTTTTAAATTGATTTTTAGGTGGTGGTAATCTTGGAGTAAATTTTCTTTTAACTAATTGTACTTTACCATCTTGGATTTTCTTGGTTTCCATTCTTTTAGAAGTCCATGTTGTCTTTTTTTCAACTTCTGATTCAATTGTTGTATTTAAATATGTTTTTTTATTTTGAATTTTCTCTTTCCTTTTTCTTTGAACCGGTTTGTGTTCATGAGTGTAATTATTATAGTTAGGTAAATTTGCTTCTATTGATTTTTTAAAAATAAGTTGCCTATATTCTTCATCTTCAGATTCTGATTCTTCATCACTCATAGGAAAGCCTCTATCAGGTTGTTCAGGAATATCGGAATCCTCGTTATCATCTGACCATTCATTTTCATTTGACATTAATTATTTATAAATAGTTATATGTGTTTAACTTATTTAGATTTTTTATTTAAAGATATTTTATTAATTATTTATAGTAAATGATTTATAAAAATCTAACAACTAATGAAGGTTTATTATTATTACATGATAGTAATAATATTTTTTTAACAGGTCCACCTGGTAGTGGGAAAACTTGGCTAACCAATCAATATATAAATTATTGTAAACGTAATATGATAAAAATAGCTATTACTGCTTCAACAGGTATAGCATCAAAATTATTAAATGGAACTACAGTGCATGCATGGAGTGGTATTAATATAATTAATGAAAAGGATAGTTTTGAAGACATTTTATACCGAGTTAAAAGTAAACCCAAAAAAGTATCAGCTTGGCGAAAAGTGCAAGTATTAATTATAGATGAAATCTCTTTATTAGATTTAAAAACATTTTCATTTTTAGATATGATAGGACAAAATATCCGTAAAAATACTAGCCCATTTGGTGGAATAAAATTATTAATAGTCGGTGATTTTTTCCAACTACCTCCAGTAAATGGCACCTATGTATTTAATTATCAAAAATGGGAAGAAATGTTTGATTATGGAATAAATTTAATTGAAAACCATAGATCAAATGATATTAAATTAAATAAAATATTAAAAACAATTCGGAAAGGTAAACTACTTACAGATTCTATGATTAAAAGATTAGAAAAAAGAGTATCAAAAAAAGAAACATATCCTATTCTAGTTCCTTTAAGAAGTATGGCTAGAAAAATAAACAATGATAAATTAGGTTCTAATAATAAAACTGAATACAAATATAAGGCAAGTTATTATTATAATGAAGATAAAGATTATCTTAAAGATTTAATTCAAAAACAATCTCCATTAGAAGATGAACTAGTATTAAAAATAGGGTGTCCAGTAATTAATCTAGTTAATGATCATTCTAGAAGATTAATGAATGGACAAGTAGGTGTAATTATAGATTTTATTAATGAAAGACCTATAGTTGAATTTAATAATATTCCATATATAATGGATAAACATATGTGGCAAAAAGAACTAAATAGCGATTCGGATTCTATTGTTTCTATGGAGCAGTATCCATTGTTATTATGTTATGCTTTGACGATTCACCGTTCTCAAGGTCAAACTTTATCCCAAGCATCAATGGTATTAGATAACAATGTATGGGAAAAAGGACAAGGTTATGTTGCTCTATCAAGACTACAAAGTTTAGAAGGATTACATTTGCTTAAATTTAATCCTAATATTTTTAAAGTCGATAAAACTGTTAAAAAATATTACAAAAATTGGAAAGAAAAAAAATGAAAAAAAAAATATTATTTATACTATTTTATTGGATAATGGAAATACAAATTATTGACGTAAATAATACTAATTACCTTTTTAAATGCTCTAAAGATGATACTTTTCAAAAAATATTAAATGAAAACTTTAATTATAATCTGTCAGAGATTTCGCTATTATATAAAGGGTTGATTATTAATACGATTTGGACTATAAAAAAATTTTTAGATAAATACTCTTCTTTTGATAGTGAAATATATATTATTAAAAAATTTCAAAAATATTTAATAACATTTAATATTTTTGAAAATCAAAATATAATTAAATTTACTATAGAAATTCCATCAAATATTAATAACTTTGATAATTTGCTTAATTATCTAATAGAACAAAAAAAAATAGTATCTAAAAACTATGAAATTGTTAATCCAAGAAAGAATTTTAAATTAGAAGATTATAATCAAGGTAATATTTATATAAAATATATGACAACTGTTGATTAAAACCTATAATCTTTTGATACATTTCTAGCCCATTCAAATCTTTTTAATAAAGCTTTATTAAATAATTTTTCTTCTGGAATATTAAATTTTTTAATAAATGCAAAAATAATACGAGGATCAATATAATTATTTTTTGATGTTCCCAATGATACATTTTTCATTTTATCTTTTGTTTCTTTCTTTAATTTACAGGTATTAATTTTAGCATCTATTTTTTTAATCATATCTTTATATTTAGTAGCACTTGCATCTTTATATTTATTTTTCTTTTTTCTAAGAGTTTTTATTTTTTCATTAATTATTTCAAGTTGTTTCGTAATATCACCTGAAACATTTTTTTGATGATTACATAAAAGTGCTACAGCTGTATTTGCTTGGTTGAAAAAAGTGATTAAATAATTAATTCTTTCTGATTCATGAATTTTTGCTATCGTATCTTCTTTAGCTTTATCTAATTCCTTTTGAAATAAATAGGATGCATTATATGTTCTCCATACTTTTGCAGTTAAACCTTTCATAAAATGTTCTAAATAAGTATTTAGACTAGCTGAACTAATTCTATCAAATAATTGGTCTTTTTTATTCTTACCTTCCATAAACTTTTCAAGATTTCGCATCACCATATCTGAAACTTTAACTTTTTTACAAAAACGGATAGAGTCTTTACCTAAAAAATCTAATTTAATAGTATTATTTGGTAATAAAGTTAAATGTTCAACTCGTAAAGAAGTAACACCGACAGTATCAGCCTTTTCTTTAGTATTTTTCTTCCCACCAACACGTAAAGCTAAATTATCGATAAAATATAAAGCAGTTGCAAGTTGATTCATAGTTCTAGATTGACTAGTCATATCAATTAAATATTCTTTTCTCATTGATGTTACTTTTCTTTTCAATTGTTTAGCTAAATCAAATTTACTTTCATCACTTTTAGATTTAAAGATAGATTCCATTGAAGTAAAAACATATTTATTTTTATTACTAATAGTATCGACCCATGTAGCTAACCAAATTACTTTATTATCATGAATAACTTTTTTCCAATTTCCAGAAACATTTGGTTTAGGTATTGATGATGTTTTATCTATATTAATAGTTATATCTTCAGGTAAAATACGCTGTTTAATCTTGCCTAATTTTGGATGTTCTCCTCGACCTAAAAATATACCAGGTGGCTCTATTTTATAATTACCTACTTTTTGTTGCGCGCCATCTATAATACAATATTTATAGGGTTCTTCAATTCTATCTTGGCGTTCTTTTAACATTGTCTTTTCTTCTTTGGACATGTTTCGTTTTTCTTCTTTTTTTCTATCAATATAATTTTTAATATCACTAACATCTATATCATCCATCGATTTTAAAGTAATATTATTTGGTAAGAACTGTTTAAAATCTTCCAAGAAATTTTTATTAAATCTATTATTTTTCATATAATCCGTTCCCAAGTAATTAGCATATAAAGTAATATATTCTTCTGCTAATTTAGGCAATTTAATACTTTTCCCATTTATAACAACTGGTATTCCATGTGCTACATATTCTTGTGGGAAATATGGACCGTTGTGTTTTAATACGGTCCATTGTTTTTTATTACCGCCTCCTGATAATCTATACATTATATAAAAGTTAGAAAAAAAATTAATGATTATTAAACAATATCATCATAATCAGGTGGTGGTGTCTCTGTACTATTAGATGGTATAGCAACATAATCTGGCGCGCTATCTGGCGCGCTATCTGGATCGCGATTGTTATTGTTTGATTTTTTATTATATAAACAACATCTGCATGTAGCACTACAAATTGAACAAAAAAAAAGAAAAAATGCAAGAATTATAATATATTGTGACATTTATTATAATAGAATTTTATTTTTTAGGTATATACCTAATTGCATTTGAAAAGAAATGCCCTGATATAATTATTTATCTTTGTAAGAATCTTCCGGCAACACCATTTTTAGTAATTGGTACTTTACCTATATTTTCCTTTTCACAATCAATACATTTAGACGGATGATTATACAAAGTTTCTTTATCACAATCAAAACATCTTGAACGATTACTTTTGTAAAATTTTTTTATTTGCTTTAGTACTTTTTGTGTGTTATCTTTTATATTTTCTTCAAAAGATTCATTAACATAATACCTTATATATAAAAAATTGATAACAACTATTATTATAATAGCTGTTATTAAAAATATAGCAATACTGCTTGCATTAAACATATATATATACTGTAGAAAAAAAATCTAAGTATTCAATATATGGATACCAAAAAAGACCATTTAACAATTCAAGAAATAATATCCAAATTACCAGATAAAAAAGCTATATTAGACATGTATATGTATGATAAAAAACTGGTTTACAAAATAATTAGATATTTGTATTTATATTGTAATAATATACAAATAAAAAAACCTAAATTAATAGATTTATATTTATTTACTCCTTTACCTGCAGCATTGAAATATCAGTGTCATAATAATGATTATTCTTATTCTAATAATAGATATTCTCTACAGGGTAAACCAGGTAGTAGAATATTAACTTCAAATGTTTCTTTACCACATCCGACACATTCACCAATTCCTTTTTCGTTTCTCTATAAATATGACGGACAACAAATGATAGTAAATAGTAATGTTTATTATTTTGAAATTTATATTAATAAAATACCATTTCGAAATCCATGGTCATCACAAACAATAAGTATAGGTTTTGGTACAACAAACGTAAATATATTCAATAATCACGTAGGATGGTCTAAAACATGTATAGGATATCATTCCGATGATGGTATTATATATTATAATGGTTCACAAAAATTTAAGTGTCAGCCATTTACTTATGATGATTTTATAGGTGCTGGAATAATATATACAGGTCTTTATACATATAAAATTTTTTTTACTAGAAACGGAACATTATTACCATATTATATAAATCTCGAAACTAAAGATAAATTAGTTCCTATGATAGGTATAGATCATTCGGCAAGTGTAATGGTTAATTTTGGTAATGTAGATTTTGTTTATAATTTTATGGAACATGCAGAACCTATTGTTATTTCAACAAAAAATAATTTTATTAATAACCACTATATATTAAATGATTATGAATATAATTGTAATTTAATTAAATTTTATGGGCATATTAAAAATAACGATACTTATATTTGTATTGACAATGGATCTGATGACGAAATACAAACAGATACAGATTCATATTCAGAAATCGATTCTGATGAAGAAATGTTAGTCGGTTCTATCGATACAAATAATTTTACTTCTCAAGACCAACTAACACAACCATTATTAAGCGGTCATCATTATATTGATATAGTTAATGAATTGTCTAACAATGTAATGCAATCATGATTACTACTATTAATTGATAATACTAACCAATTTAAAAATAATTTAAGAGCATTGTTTGTTTTATATGAGTAACGTTTTTTATTTATAATATATTTTATTCTATCTATTGTCGTATAAATATCTGTCCCATGCAAATGTAGAATATCGATATCGACTAATGGATTAGATGGTAGTTTTAAATTATATATACAATTTTGATTACTTTCATTTTTAATATATAATTGAAAGACAAATGAAGATTCAACAGTTTCGTTTAATATATTATATTTAATTATTTTAAATTCATATTCCATTAATATTATTTTTTATTTTTATTTTTATTTTAGACTAATTGTGCATCATGGTTGTTAACATAATTATATAAAAGGTATAACTAGTTCATTAATTAATAAAACTCGTTTTTTAAAATCAATTATCATACCTAGATAAGACATTACATCTATTCCAATTATTGGTTCGATTATACTATCTGTTACGGTAAAACTACCTGAAACTACCCCACAAGTAAAAAAAATATCAACATAATGAATTCGTCCTTTTATTTTACTTGTTCCTACACCATGTAGAGTACCTATATATTTTTCATCTAAAATATTTTCTAAATTACATGCTACCATAACATCATATGGTAAGATGGAAGTTTGAGCCCCTGTATCAATTAAAAATTTAACTGAATGATTATTTATTTTAGCTATTACATGAATCATTGTAGCCGAAACAAATGATTGAGGTATTTCATTAAATGCCTTGATATAATTTTGATCTATTCCATTCTGATGTTCTATAGCAGATGTAATCTGAGAAACAATTTCATCGTTTGGTTTATAAATAATATTATGACATGCGCCACAATATTGAACAATATCAAGCTCAATAATATTATTCTTAAAAGTACAATCTTGACAAATAATATCCATATTATCTATCTAATAGTAGATTAAAAAAATGTGATAAACTAACTCAAGTAAATTTCTTTTTTGTTATTTTCTTAGCGGTTGTTTTAGTTTGGAGTTCTTCCATTGTGCTTTCTTTGGGTTCTGTCTTTCGCTGTTCTTCAATACGCTTGTTCAACGGAACCATGTTTTGTTCAGTATAATGAACTTTCCGATATAGAGACAAAATATCGCTCTCCTTTCTACATATTACTTGAGTAATATTTTTACGTTGTTGTTTTGTCAACGTGATTGTAAATCCATCTTCGTCAACAGCTGTGGTCAACTGTTTTTTTAACGTTTCAATCTCTTCCCGCAATGTTTTTTGACTTTGTTCTAACTCTTCTTTGGTTAGGCAAGAACATTGTCCTCGAATCATATCATCAATACAAGCGAGTTCATGTTTGCGGTGTTTGCCTTCCTTGCAGTTAAAACTACCTACACAAATGTCCTTAATCATATGGACCTTATGTTTGTTTTCCACCAAAGCTTTGTATTGCTCACACATAGCCATGGAACGTATCATAAACCAGATATCATTTTCATTTGCAAGATAGAACATTGGCACCTGTTTCTTATTTAAATACTGCTCTACATTTTTCTCCCCTTTTGATAATCTGTTTGCGATGCGTCGATGATATTTAGTAATATCCTTCCAAAAACCACACAACTGGTCAAAATCATATTTCTCAATATGAGGAATTTGACTACAGAATTTTGGATTCTTTACCATATCTTGGCACCGTTTAATACTCGATAGCATATCTTGTCTGATATCAAGTAAATTACAATTTGCTTTATCCTTTGTGTCCCATTTTTTATAATCTGAACATGCTCTCAGTTCAGATGGGTTATGAGCACCATAACAGGCACTGCCATACCAACATGGTCTGATGCCTGTAATTCGGATGCCTTCCGTAGCAAGTTGCGTACCTAAAGCAGAACGACAAAATACACTTTTATTTCCTGGTGTGAATGAGCTAGCCATTAATATATAATAATATTATAATAGAGGGTAACTATTTCAATTTTTCTATATACAAATGCACGGTAGGTTATCACAAATTATATAAAGTATTATAATATATTAATAAATATATGAATAAAGTCGAAATCATAAAGAAATTTAATAGTATAATAGAATCTCTTTTAACCCAAGTATCACCCTTAATCGGAACTAAATATTTAATGTATTTTCAAAAAATTACTAAAATGAATTCATTGATGCCAATAAAAAAATTTTCTGTATATGCACTTAAAAGTAAAAAACAAATATTAGATAAAAATCCGGATTATTTCTTAGATGAAAACTATTACAATAAAACAATTAATGAAATATATAGTAAAAAAGAAAATACAGATTGGTATTTAAGTGAAATTTTACACTTAAAAACAATTTATTTAGCAGTTGATGATGAATCGAAAGACAATATATGGGATATTCTACATGCACTAGTTATTTTATCTGAAGATTATATTAAATTAAACTAGTAATTCAAGCATGTCGAATAGTAAATTCTCTTGCGTTAGCATCATGTAGATCACGATTTTCTTTATACAAATTTGCAATAGAAGGAACAAGTGGATCCTCTGGATTGGGTTCAGCTAAAAGTGAACAAATAGAAATAAGAACTTTACCAATCGTTAATGCCGGGCTCCATGATGTATTTAAAATATCGAGACATATCCCACCGCGTTTATTAATATTGCAATGATAGACTGGTGTAACAAAATATACTTTGGGGGGTTTGAATGGATATTCTTCTGTAAATTCTATTCTAACATCAAATACACCTCCTTGATATGGTGTATCATCAGGTCCAAAAATCATGGCTTGCCATATTTTAATATCATCATTTAATGGACCTGCTGAACAATTAGTAATAGGGGATTCTTCCAGATCCTTTAATTCTTTTTGTAATCTTGCAATTAACATTAATTATACTTATAATTAATGTTAATAAATTTTTTAAATCAATTTTTATTATAATAAAGTAATCCTGCATCGCATAAGTTTTTAATCAACTTCATCAACGGTAGGTCCTTGTGAAGATTCATTCGTCGCATCTTCAGGTTGTTGTGGCATATTTGCTTGATATGCTTTTTGAACTAATGGCATTAGTTGACCTTCTACTTCTTTCATTCGAGCATCATATTCATCTTTTGAACGGTTACCATCATCTGTATCAATCCAATCAAGTGTTTCTTGAGTTAGTTTATCAACTGTTTCAGCATCATCGCCAAGTGCTGTCTTCATTTTATCATCATCAATCATAGTATTACGTAGTGAGAAACAATAACCTTCTAACTTATTTTTAGCTTCGATACGTTCTCTTACTGCATCATCTTCCTCTTTAAACTGTTCAGCTTCAGATACCATTCTATCAATATCATCTTTGCTTAATCTACTAGATTCATTAGTGATTGTAATATTTTCTTCTTTACCACTACTCTTTTCCACAGCTGATACTTTGAGAATATTATTAGCATCAACTTCATAAGTAATTTCAATTTGTGGCATACCACGTGGCATTGGTGGAATTCCAGCTAATTGAAACTCGCCTAGTTTATTATTATGTTCTGTTCTGCTACGTTCTCCTTCATATACTTGAATAGTAACACCAGGTTGATTATCACTTGCAGTACTAAACGTTTGTGTCTTTTTAGTTGGAACAGTAGTTCCTCGAGGAATTAGATTTGTCATCATACCTCCAGCTGTTTCAACACCTAGAGATAGAGGAGTTACATCTAATAAGAGTAGTCCTTCTGTAGTACCATCTTTTACACCTGATAAGATAGCTGCTTGTACTGCTGCACCATAAGCAACAGCTTCATCTGGATTAATACTATGACATAAAGTTTTTCCATTAAACAAGTTACTTAACATCTCTTGAACTTTAGGAATACGAGTAGAACCACCAACCATAACAATTTCATCAACTTGACCTTTATCAATACCACTATCACGTAATACGCGTTCTACTGGTTCGATACATTGTCTAAATAGACTTGCACAAAGGTTTTCAAATTTTGCTCGTGAAATAGTAGTATTAAAATCAATACCTTCATATAATGAATCTACTTCGACAGTTGCAGATGAACTAGATGAAAGTGTTCGTTTGGCACGTTCTGATACAGTACGAAGTCGTCGAATAGCACGTTTGTCTCCAAGTAAATCTTTGTGATACTTTCGTTTAAATTCTTGTGCAAAATGTTGAACCAGTAAATTATCAAAGTCAGAACCACCCAGATGAGTATCACCTGCCGTAGCTTTAACTTCAAATACTCCATCATCAATTGTAAGTAAAGATACATCAAATGTACCACCACCTAAATCGAAAATGAGAATATTTTTTTCTTTATCCATACCTTTATCTAATCCATATGCAATTGCTGCTGCCGTAGGTTCATTAATAATACGAAGAATATTTAAACCTGCAATAACACCTGCATCTTTGGTAGCTTGACGTTGTGCATCATTGAAATAGGCGGGAACAGTTACAACTGCATCAGTAACTGAATGACCTAGATAATTTTCAGCTGTTTCCTTAAGTCTTGTTAATATCATTGCAGAAATTTCTTCAGGTGTAAAATTTTTTTGTTCTCCCTTGTATTCAACTTGAAATTTTGGTTTACCACTTGCATTTACAATAGAATAAGAAAGATTTGGTATATCTCTTTGAATAACCGGATCATTAAACTCTCTACCTATTAAACGTTTCGCATCATATACAGTATTTGTTGGATTTTGAGAAGCAGCATTTTTAGCGGCTTCACCAATTAATCTTTCTTGTTCATTAAACCCAACATATGATGGGGTTGTTCTATTACCTTGGTCGTTGGCTATAATTTCAACACGCCCATTTTGATGAACACCTACACAAGAGTAAGTTGTTCCAAGATCAATACCGATTGCTATTTGATTTGTCATTATATTTATTGAAGTGATAAAACTTTAAGTATTTTATTATCAATTTTTTTTTTGTTATAAAAAAATATGTGATTAACTGGTATTTAATCTATTGTAAATTTCTTCTTCAATCGTATCTTTACATAAAAGCCTCATTACCGTCAGTTCCTTTGTTTGTCCAATACGACAAGCTCTACCAATTGCTTGATGTTCAATTGCTATACATTCTGCTTTAATTTGATTAATAGGTTCAACAAAAAAGATATGTGTTGCTTCAGTTAAAGTTGTGCCAGAAGCAGCATTTTTTAATGACAACATAATAACATTATTTTTAACGTTGTTTCCTTTGGTATCAATACCAAATCTAAATTTACTAATAGCACTATTACGTGCATGAACATTTCCTTTAATGAAGGAATTATCAATACCATTTTCTGCTAAACTTTTACCTATTAATGATAGCATATTATCCCATTGAGAAAAGACGATAATCTTATTTTCCTCGTTTACTAATAAACTTCTAATAATTTGAATCAGTCTACCTAATTTAGCTCCATATTTTTTAATTAATGGATTTTCATCTGGTTCCTGACATAAATCCTTTTTTTTTTCAAGTGCATATAATTCCGAACCATTTAATTTTTTCTTACACATTGGACATTCACTTTTATATTTTAAACACGTGGTAATACATTCTTTGCAATAAATATGCCCACATGGTGTAAGAACAGGTTCTGTTATATCGTCAAAACAAATAATACAATTAGTATCCTCTTTAAAATCAACCTTATCATTAATTTTTTCAAGAATAGTCAACATGAACTTGGATTCACTTATAATAGATTGATAATTAGCTAATAGCATATGATAAGCCTGTGTTGAACTATCCAGACTATCTATTTTAGCTTGATATGTTTTCATTCTATTTTTATGATAATCAATAATCTTTTCTTGCATGGTATCTAAATCTACTATATTAGTAGAACTAAATATCTTTTTCATTGAATCAGCAATTAATGGATGACAACACATTTGTTGAAGTGTAATATGAGTTGTGGTATATTTTTTAGAATCATATAGTTTCCTTTCCATATCAGTTAAAGTTACCCATTCAATTTCCTCTTTATAACCAGGTATATTAATTTGATTTTCTACATCTTCTTTTCGATGTCTGATAATTAAATTTTGTAATAATTGTTCCATAAAATATTTTTTAACTATAAAATTATGTATTTTTTTATTGTCATCTGTATCACAACTATCTGTATTAATTCGACTAATATTTAAATCATCGGTGTCATCAGATATTAATTTGAATTTAATAAATTTTAGACATTCGTTGAATCCATTTAAGGATGTATATGGTGTTCCTGAAATATACCATCTATATTTACAAGATATTGTGTTGATCCATTCTAATAGAAAATCATTTAATCTATTGTTACCTATATTTCTCTCAAATATCTCATGCCCTTCATCAATAACAAATCGATTAAAATGAAAAAATTCTAATATAGGCATATTTAGCTTCATTATATCTGCATATTCCATTTCATCTCTCCATTTTTTTAACTGTTTGAAAAGAGTACTCATTCGAGTTTCATGATTATACGTAGATGGTGTTTTTGGTTCAAAATGAAGTTGTATATAATATTTAAAATTCATTAAAAAATGTTGAGTAACTAAAACCAAGTCAGCATCCTTAATATCCTGATAGGTATAAGTTGCATGAGATTTTTTCGTTAAAATAGTTACTATTTTTTTATTATTGCACGTATATTTAGTGAATTCATTAACCCATTGTTTGGCTAGATGTGGAGGAACAACTAATAAAGTTGCTTTACTATAAAATCTTTCAAAGTTGGTATTTTGAGTGTCTTTATAATATGCTCCATTTAAAGTAGAAGGAAAAGTATTATTATTTAAAAATATTAGTCCGAGCATAGAAATTGTTTTCCCAAGACCCATCTCATCTGCTAAAATTCCCCCCATGGATTGTAATTTTAAATACCTATCTTTACTAATTATTTTTGCATGTAAAGGATCCCATATATAAGTTTTATCTCCATATGTTATTTCTTGAGTGTATTTTAATTTTATTTCTTTTTTATTTTCTATATCAATCATACGTTGTATATTCTTTTTTTGATAGTCAAATAAAGTTATTTTACATTTTGGTATGTTTAGGCATAGCTGTACATCAGGCAAAAATGTTGTATTTTTTATTTGAATAATATTATAAATATTTTCAATATTTTCATTTAATTTAGCCTGATGGATATATTTTAAACTTGGACTTTTATTATTATAATAATCAATTAAATCCGTATTAATATATACTTTAACTACAACATTATTAACACTATACACTGCCGATTGATTTATTTTTATTTCCAGTGAAACTAAATTATTGTCTGTACTATATTCTATAAATATTTGTCTCAATAGATTTATAGAATTAATATGATTATTTAGTTTTATAGAAAATATAACAGAGTCGGCTTGTATAATAATAATAGGTTCATATGCATTATTAAATTCGAGCCGTTTAAAAACACACTTGGTACCAGATGGTATATTTAATAATTTAGTTGGATACAAATTAAATGTTTTAAATAATTCCATTAATTAAAACAATTATATAATAAAATAATTAATATATAAATCAATTTTTATTTTGTATTGATTAAGAACCATACATAACTCCACCCATTCCACTTTCAATTACAAATATATTATAATTAACTGCATAAATACTAATAGTATTTGTATCTCCTCGACCAAATGAAATAGTATTAGTTTGATCGCTAATATCAATCTTTTCAGTTGTTCTATCTGTTAATTTTATATTTAATCTAATTGAATCAAACACAGAAAAATTACAACTACCTGTATTTTCATCTGTTGTTAAACCAAAAGAATACATGTAAATATTATGTTGTAACAAGTTTCTATAATGTTCATAGTTTTGTAAATGATGCCAAAATTTATAATCTCTAGTTGGTATTCTTTCTATTCCATTTAATTCTAAATTAGCTTCTGATAATAAATGTTTGTTTGGTAATTGATTCCATAATATATCTGAAATTTGTGTTTTATCACTTGGAATATATTGAGGTTTTCCCGAAAAGTTAAAATATTCTTTATTATTTACTGCATCAGAACTTTGAATAACATAAAAAAATTCTTTAATTGGATGATTAAAATTTAGGTAAATATTATCTATTGGACTACAACCCATTTTAATATGTTGTGTTTGTGTTATTAGTATTTCATGTTTTTTATCAACTATTGCTTTTCTTTCTTCTCCTTCTAGAAAAATATAATTACAATCCAATCTAATATCTGATAAATTCTTTTGTGTTATAGTTTGTGTTGTATGAACAAAATTTAGTTTACTTGTTTCTGCATTTTTTTCTAATTCATCCAATGTACTTGTAATTTGTTTTAATACTAAATATACTTCACTCCAAGGTCTTAATTTTATTTCTACTTCTATTTCCTGATATGATAAAGCAAGCACTGGTAAGGACTTGGTGATATTATCAGTAAAGAAGAATTTAAGAGGTATATGTACATATTGAGACTCGATTTTAGTATTAGGAATAATAAAACTTTTATCATGTCCCAACATACAAAGTTTACTCCATGATGGATTATATAAATCTGTATGGAATTGTAAATATTCACCAGTATACTCATCTATTTTTTGACCACCTATTCTTAAAGTAACCTTTTCAATCATAAAATTACCAATATAATCTTGCCATTTAACACGGTATTCACTAGTAATTTCATTTTCACTAAAATCACTTACTGATAATGATGGTAGTTTTACAACAAAATACATATTGGATAATAAATCACCAATTGGTTTTATTTTAAATGTTGCTTTTTCATTCCATGTTACATTTCCCGTTGGATAAACACTGGAAGAAGATTTTGAAAAATTTGTTATACGTCGAATTGAATTTTGAAATACACTTGTTTTTATATTTTCATCATATAAATATTTATCCATTTCACCCTTTGCGACTAATTGCATTAATGCGCCTCTAGACATTATATACTATATTAGAATATAATATATTACGTTTTATATCTTTATTATTTATAATGATGTTGTTTCAAATATTTTACTGATAACAAGATATGGGTCCATACTACTTGATGGACGCCTATCTTCAAAATATCCTTTTTTATTACTTATTGTTTCTCGTGGAACACGAATAGAGGCGGTTCTATCGGCAACACCAAATGTAAATTTATCCATTGAACTAGTTTCATGTAAACCAGTTAATCGTTCATTGTTATCATCACCATATACCTTAATATGTTCTTGGTGTTTCTCTGATAATTTTTTAATAGCATTTTCTATTTCTTTATATCCATCATCCTCACGCATAGGTTGAGTGCTAAAATTAACATGACAACCTGACCCATTCCAATCTCCCTTAATTGGTTTGGCAGAAAAATCAATACCAAGTCCGTATTTTTCTCCAGTTCTAATTAAAATATAACGTAACATGATTAAATCATCACCTGCATCTAATCCCTCTTCTCTTAACTGTAATTCACATTGACCTGGTGCTACTTCAAAATTTAATCCAGTTATATTTAAATTGGTGTTTAAACAATTATATAAAGCTTCTTCACCAGCACATCTACCATATGCAACTGGACCACCAACTCCACAATAATAAGGACCTTGTGGTGGCGCACCTCCATCAATTCTAAAACCAATAGGCAAGTTTAGCTTTGGATTAATAAAAAAGAATTCTTGTTCAATCCCAAACCATGGCTTCAATTCTGGTTTCAGTTGAAAAATCGTTTCAGCAATTACTCTTGTATTACTTGGATGTGGAGTACAATCTGGTTTCCATGTATCACATAATACAATATGTGAATCATATCTATTATTAGGTGCAAAAGGATTAGGATATATTTTTCTAGGTTTTAAAATAACTTCTGAATCGTTACCAATAGCTTGTTTAGTTGAACTACCATCATAATTCCATTCTGGTAAATCTGATACTTTAAAATCTTTTTCACCATCCCATACTTTAGTTTTTCCTCGTAGATTATTATCCCCGTCTAACCATATATATTCTAATATAATTTTCATATTGGAAATTATATTAAAATTACCCTTAAATAACTATAACATAAATACATGTCCACATTCTAAACATGTAACAAATGGTGTAGCGGGTTCATCACCACTTCTTATCTGTTTTTCTACTATAGAACAGTTTCTTTGTTTACATTTTTTACATTCAAAAGCATCACTTTGTTTATTTTCTTTCATTTCATTTTTTTTCTGTTTTTTTACAACATCGCTATATTTTTCAGGATTTAATTCGCTCGGTCTCATAAAAGCTAATTTTTCTGGTTTTATTTTATTCTGTTTTATTGCATGGATAATATATTGTAAATTTTTATTAGTTAGAATACATATTAATTCATCAGCTTTAGTTTCATATATTTGTTGAATTAAAAATGGGGTTCCGTTCGTTTCTGCATAGTCTTCACTAAAATTATAAATACCTTGTTCAATCTTAATAGCAACTTTATTTCCAAATTTCTTGGATAATTCTTTAAAAATATCATCTCTTAACTTTTTATCAATCATTATATATATGGATAGTTTTAAACTTAAATATAAAAAATATAAAACTAAATACCTAGCATTAAAAAATCAATTGGGTTGAAATTTAGCTCTAAAACGTGCCAATAAAGAAATGAAAGAGTTGATAAAGAAAGATTATATAACAGAAGGACCAGACGCAAATATGACATTTACTGTAAGCAAAGCTGATAAAACATATATAATATCGATACCAGAACTTTATCCATTTAAACCACCAAGTATTAATGGTATCAATGGTAAAAGTTTAATTGATAACTATGAGCCTCGCGTAACAATATATCAATTGATAGAAAAATATAACGATATACTAAAACTTGAGGAACCTAAACCTAAAATATTAATATATTGTCATCCTAGACCAGCTGATGATCATTGGCAAAAAGAAATAATGACGCAAATAGTTGCAAAGTATGATGACGATAAGTATGATGAAGCAACAAAAATAACAATTGATACATTACCAGGTGGTACAATAACAGCAGATGGTTTTTCAGATAGTTTTATAAATAATAATCCATTTTTTGACTATGTATTTTTACCAGATTGTGGTGGTGTATGGTTTGAATATCAAAGAGATAATAAACAAGCCGAGTTAAGTGAGTTAATTTTAAAATTAACAACACTATTAAAACCAGGCGGAGTGTTAGTGTTGGGTAAGTTTTATTTTTGGTCTAAAATACCTTTCGAACGAACTCAGGAAGGCATTGAAAAAGTAGCTCGTGATGAAATGTTTAAATTGATAAAAAAGAAACTAACAGAAGGGTTAACTATAACTACATATGATTCAGACCTAAAACCAGATGGTAAACATGAATATATAATAATTCAAAAAACAGCTTAATTTGTGACAACTGCTGTTAACAATGCAAATTGCATTGCATTTACTGTTAAGTAAATGCAATCGAGATTGCGTCGCTTGTCTCGATTGTTTTAACTGAAGTTTTAATGGAAATTAAAACGTAGATTAACACATTTTATTTATAGATTAGACAAATATACACTATATATGAATCCTGATAAACCTGATTATCACATTGAAAACTTTTGGTTATTTTTTAAAAAAAGCAT